GTTTTTAATAAAACCAAAGATGAAGACACATGTTTCCAGGTGTTCAAAAAGAACCAGATAGGAGGTGTTAGAGAAATATTAATCTTGGACATTTCCACTAGAATCAGGATCAACATATTAGAATCATATTGTAGATCTATTTGCTTACAAGATAGGCGAGAAATGTTGACTCATGGTGATCGCAAAAGTGGTGTGTTCATCAATCTTCAGAAGAATATAAGATTGGATCCTGACACAAAAACAATATTGCATCACAATTTTGATAAGAAAAGATGGGGGCCATCATTCATGCCGATGCAATTCATTTATATGTTTAGTCCATTTAAGAAGAGGATGGGTCCGTATTATAATATATTCATCTGGTTGTTACTGAAGCACACTAACAAAAAATGTTATTATCCTGATCACCTTGTCAGGGCATGGTTAAATCACCCAAAGAAGAGGCATGTGTTAGACCCTCTGTTGACGGAAAAGAAGGCAAAGTTCTTACAGGATAGAGTCCTGTCATTTGAGAATGAGTCAAACATGGGACAAGGTATTCTCCATTACACATCATCTTACTATCATTTAACTGCTGTGTCCTTGAGAGAATACATTTATAATGGAGCATGCAAAAAGATGGGTCTGGTCCCGTGCAAAATCGAAGATCTAGTGTCATCAGATGATTCATACACTGCTCAATCAATTTATGATTTTAAGACAATTAAGTTGCACATGGATCTTTTCCTCAAGTCACAATCCTTAGTTGAAAAACTCATGAATATTGAGACATCCAAGTCCAAGAGTAGTTCTTCTGTTCTGGTTGGAGAATTCAATTCTTTGTTCATCAGTAACTTATCAATATACCCAGCCACTTTCAAATTTGCCCTATCAAGTGTTTATCCATTTTGCACTGACTCATTTGATCAGATGGTAAAAGAGTCTTTCAATGCAACCAGAGGGCTTTTGGAGAATGGTGGGACTATTGAATTGTATCAAATTGCACATCAGTTGAATTCACAATACTGTGAGATGATATACCATACACAAATTAATGGGCATAATGATCCATCCAGGATTTTAGGATTAGATCGACCACTGGTTCCATATCAATATGGAGTTTATCCAATATCTTCAGCCATTTCTTATATCTTCTTTGGCCCAGAAGCACATAATCTAGAGATTTACAAACAAAACAAACCTAAATCCATGGATCTATTACTATCTGCTCACACCACATTAGACACAGATTATCTAACTATGTATGCTGACATGGAATCTGGTCTACTTACTGGGCTTCGAAGTATCATAGCCATGAACAAGGTTGACAAAAGACTCAAAGCCATGGTTGGGCGATGTGGCACCAACTTACGAGAGCTAAAACAGATGATCTCAGATGACCCTTTAAGGATCCTGAGAGATCCTGAGACTCTTGATGAAGTTTTAATGCTGTGTCAGTTGAAATTATTCCAGAGCTCGGCTGTTGATGCAATGAAAGTTGCTTCTGGATCTCTATTTTTTGGAAGGATATCTGCATCACCCTTTCTTAGGATATTCAAGTTAAGAGGTAGTAAGGATAACATGTCATTTTCTGAAGCACTGGTTGCAATGTCTAAATGGCCTGCAAACAAGCCAGTGGTTGATGCATACTACAAACAATCACTGGACTTGTTTAATGAGGTTAATGATGTAATCTCAGACGTTTTTGAGTCTTCAGATAGATCCAATACAGAGGTCAGAAATTATGTGAAGTTGCCACTATCCGACTTTGTAACACAAATATCTAACCCTTTAAAAAAGGTCATACAGTATGTTTGGGAGGAAAAAATGGAAATTGAAGCCACTTCATCATTGAATCGTGATTGGGAATTGATCAAGCGACTTTGTCCGATGTTTGAGGACACTTTAAGCAGCACACTTAAAACCCTATCATCAGAGAGAGATGTGTCAATCGGATATCTAATCCTTCTACTAATGAGACTTATGAGTTATAAACAATCAACAATGACAGCCTTTTTGTACGGAGTGAGTCAAAATAGTCCATTGATTGCTGCAGAGGTTCTGCACAAGCAAAACACATTTATAGGGTTAACTTCAACTGTACCACCAAGATCAACGGATAGTGCTCTTTTCCAGTCAAAAATTGAACGGATGATGACACTTTTTAATGAATGGGTTCTGAGACTACAGACCAACCAACCTCGACAAGGCCTGGCTGATGATCTAGTAATGGAAACCATTGAAGCATACTGTGCCAATTCACAATGCCCTCTG